CAAGAGCCCACATACAATCAGAAATATGTATTGGGCAGACATTAGTGGAACTCCTGAATCCTACGTTGATCAAGATATTCAAGAATGTCTGCTCTCCATTCCATCAACTCGTGAAAACACTTTTGATTATGTGCACATTGCCTCAGTTCTGAATCTGGTTTCAGCACACTCTCGTAAAATAGACCAAGTGCATCACGACGTTTTTGGTGCTTGTCACTCATGGAGACCTCCGTTTTTTTGTTTTCAATTGATTCTTGATAAAATCAACTGACTGCTTGTAGGTATTTAAAACCTTTATTGGACTACCTTTATGTATGATCATGAACTTTTTTCCACACGGAACAGCAGCCCACATACCATCATTTGTAACGAAACCTAAAGGATCTTCAGGTTTTAGGTTGAGGATCCCAGGTCTCGGAATGAAAGGTTTCAAGAATCGGTCAGGCATCAAAAGAAAGAAGCATTGACAGAGATCACAGTTGCATTAGGATTCCGTGCCAATGCAACTTCACGGGCTTCTGCATAGTCTTTAGCATAGACCGTCTCTTCAAAGACTTTGCCGCAGACGTAGAGTTTGACTGTGCACTTCATGGGGATGTCCCTTGATTACCTATGTATTGTATCAGAAGTCCAGAAACTCGTCCATGGCTTTATCATACCCATGAGACAGTTTGAGAGGTGGCATGACAGGATTGATTTCTCCAAGGTCACACTCGTAGTAATTGCCAATGTCCAGTCGGATGTGAACACCATCACCATACTCTTCATACAGTGGACGGGCAATGTTGTCTTCAACAACCACCACACGACGAGCAGTCAGATCAATCACCATCATGTAGTCAAAAGTCTTTTGAGTCTTGAAGTCTTCAAGAGTTTTCTTCTCACCATAGAAGTTCTTGACCTTGAACTGCTTTGTGGCATAGGGATTTCTCTTTTGGAAGAGGTTTTTTCCCATCTTCATTTCAATCTTCTCTTCACCATAGAGAAAGTCGTATCCCTTTTGGTCCACACGAACAAGGTTGGAGAACTGTGCAACTGCTTTCTCTACACCTGCGGCACGGGTGAAGTTGTCTGCATTTGTGACAAATCCTTTGTCTGCATACAGGGAGTCTGCAACACCGAAAATCTTGTTCCAGTCAACACTTGTCTCAAGGTGATCAATGAAGTGCTGCTGTGCTGTTGCGATGGTCATTTGTTTTGTGTAAACAGGTTAATAGTAGCATGATTCTGGGACTTACGCAAGATGCTGCCCAGAATTCATCGACGAATAACAGAGATGGCAGGTTCTCCATGTTCAAATACAGTGTCTACTACTGCCTGAACACTTCTGGCGGTGTTGATACCGACTTTATCATAAACTGGCACACAGACAAGTCCATGTGTCTTCTCAGACCCTCCTAGACGGATCACACGACCGATTGACTGACTAATTCCGATATAATCCATGTTCCGCATGAAAAGAACTGCTTCTAGACCGTTTACATTGATACCTTCAGACAGGATGCTGTGGTGCAAAACAACGAATTTCTTCTCAGGATCCCTGCCCCATGCGTTCAAAGTCTTAAAGAACTCTTCACGATCGACCTTCACACCATCGATAAATGCACCAGTCTTAGACGTGATATACATGCAAGAGTAACCTCTACTGCGAATCTCAGGAAAGAAATCAGATTCAGTCAACAACTTCACAATCTGTCTTGTAGACCGTGCGGCAATCAAGATCTTGTCAAGAGAATTGTCATCAATCGTAGAGATCAGATTGTCACAGTCAGACATCTTGAAGTCACCCTGAGGTAACTGGTTCACAACAACCTTAGGTGGCAGAATGTAACCTTCATCAACCAACTTAGGTGCAGGAACATTGCAAATGATGTTGCCATAAGTCTTATGGTTGTTCATTCCTGGTTTCGATACAGCAACAGAGTGTTTCGGAGTCGCAGTAAAGAAGTAGCAACGATCAGCAGCAGAACTGAAGTGCTCTGTAGCAGGATGGAAATTTCTTTTGACACTGTTGTGAGCTTCGTCAAAGTAAATCGTATCAACATTGATACCAGACTCTTCAATACGACGTAGTGAATTGTATGTTGTAAAAATGAGTCGATTACCATCAACATTGTCAGACCATGCTTTGATAGTCTTTGCCTTGGTAGTGCTGAAGTGATCTGTTTCTCCACTGTGAACATGCATCACATGTGCATCAACGTGCTCTAAGAACTCAGAACACAACTGTTCTGCCAAAAGAATACGTGGTGCTACTACCACATGAACTTGATTGGTAAATAGTTTGAAATGGATGCTCGTATCCTCAATCATACACATCGTCTTACCACCACCTGTCGGTACGATCACCTGACCCTTCTGATGGTTCAGCATGGCATGAAGAGCATCTTTCTGGTGAGGACGCAGAGTGACGGTCATGTGTGCTTGAATCAATGAAGACATTATAGCAGAAAACCGCCTACTGGAAGAAGTAGACGGTTCTTATAGTGTCTTAAAAAAGCTTAGTTCTTCTCTTGAACCCTGACAAACCTAGTCTAGTCAATTATGGGAATAATGTCAAGCTAGTAGAACCAACACCATTAACTGTGAATGTTAATGTTGTTCCACTTACACTAATTTGTACAGCACCACCAGTACCACTTGTAAATCCACCAGTAGAAGTTACAATTCCAGATGAATTGTTAATATAAATTCCATTTGAATCTATGTTCAATGACTGAGCAACGTCAGAATCAAGTCTAACGATTACATTCTTGAATATAGAGACAGTATCATTATCTTTGGTTATTGAAACTGTACCACCAGTTTGAGAAGCAGTGATTCCACTAGATCCAGATATTGAGGTAACAACTCCGGACAATGCAGAACCGTCACCAACAGTACTGAGATATGTATTAGTATCTACACTACCGTCTGCCTTTAAAAATTGTGTTGAAGATCCACCTGATTTTGCTACTGTCCCTGCAGTAAAACTACTTCCAATGCTACAAGTTCCAGATGCGGTAATGTTACCTCCAACGTCTAATTTCTCTGAAGGTGAAGTTACGTTTATTCCGAGATTCCCTGATTGTGTGAGAACCATTGCTCGAAGGGATGCATTGGTCAACCAATTAAAGGCAGTTCCGCCTCCACTTGGATCTAAGTAGAAGTTTAAATTACCAGTTCCATAGTTAATAACATCTAAGGATGTTGCTGTACTATGTTGTGCATCTCCCAATTCATTTGCATATCCATATCTAATTTGACCATTATTACTACCTAATGTTAGACTCTTCCCGAAAGTAATTTGAGAATAACTACCATTACTCAAAACTTGGAGAGATGCAGTTGCAGTAGTGCTCAAACCTATTTGTGCATTAGATGACACATATGTTCCAAATCCAGCAGTTGCTGCTGTTATAGATCCTGCTACCGAAACAGTATTTGCATTAAATTCAGTTCCGGTTATAGTTCCAGTAGAATTTACAGAAGATACATTTATGCTTGGAGAACCAGTTAAATTTGAAGCTAAGGATGCAGTTCCTGTAAGATTTGCTGTAACTGTCCCTGCACTAAAATTGCCACTAGAATCTCTTGCAACTAAAGTACTTGCAGTGTTATTTGATGTTCCCGTAGTAGCACTGTTTGGTATATTTGTTAATAATGCACCAGATCCACTAAATGTTGATGCAGTTGCAATATTTGTAACTGATAATGAATCTACAGTAAGACTTTGAGTAACCGTGGCATCTCCAGTAACTACTAACTCATTATCAGACTCACCAGGACTTGTTGTCGTATTAATTCCAATTTTTGATGTTGTATGAATACCTATTCCACCATTATCAGTCAAGAATGTAGTTCTTGCATATCCAATCAATTCAGTTACGAGTTCACTTTGTCCAATTCTTAAAGATCCTACAGTTAAAGCTCCTCCTACTTGAGCATTACCAGTTAAATTTGCATCAATTGCAGTAAGAACACCTACAGTGGTTATACCAGAGGTAACATTAACATCTCCTGTTACATCTAATCTACCAGAAATAATCTTATCCGTGACTCTAGCATCACCATATACATTAAACAAATATTGTTGTGGGGCGGATGTTCCAATACCCACAAGTCCATTTGAATTTACAACAAAGTTATCATTATCAACTTGCAGTCCTGTTCTAAAATTAAATGACTTGCGAATATTGGCCATTTTTATACATTTTTTAGTTATTTATAGAAATCTCTGAACACCTTTCAAATGTTTGACAGTATCGAAAGATTCTATAGAAGAGTAACTAAAAGCAGCAGTCATTCTCAATTTATCGCAAGTTACGTTTGGATCAGATCCTTTGTGATACCAATTAGATGGTATTAAAGCAGCAGTATTTGGAATATATGGGACATACTTGTATTCATTTGTATGGTGATTATGTACTGTAAACTCTCCACCATATTCAGTATTCCAATTTTTGCATAAGAATAATATAACAGTCCATATATTATCTGCATCATAATCTATATGAAATTTTGATGTCTGTCCGGTGGTTTGCCCATTGCTGTG